AAAAAGTATTTAAATATACAGACCCACAAAGTGAAAAGATACAAAAGATATATCATATAGACCCTGATAACTATATGAAAAGAATATTTGCTAGAAGTCAAAATAGAGGTACAAAAATGCCTTTTAAATTTTGGAAAAGATATGAGGCCAATGATGAGTTAATGGCAGAGCTTATAGGTAAAATTAAAGTAGATAAAAATTTACAAGTTCAATTTGGTATTCGTGATGGTGTAATAGACCCTGTTACTAAAAAAGTTGAATCAACTGGAGAGTTAAAGAAAACATTTAATCCTTTAAGAGAAGGTAAAATAGATATTGGAGAACAGAATACACGTATAGAAAGATTTGCAGAAAGAAGAATATATGATACTTTTTATCCTAAGAAAAAAGAAACTACATTAGGTGCATTAAAGAAAAGAAAAGATATAGACCCTATCTTACAAAAGATATGGGGTGTTAATTATAGTCCAGCAGTTAGAGCAGCTTCAACTATAGGAGCTATTACAGAACCTGTATCTGATGTATTAGTAGCAGACCAAATAGGTAGAAGTTTAAGAGGTAGAGGTATAGGTATACAAGCTGAAAGTTTAGCAGATGCTATGACAAAAGCAACAGAGTTAGGTAGGCCTAATGAAGATTTAGTTCCTTTAGTAGGAGCAAAAGGTGATAAAGATGTAGGAATAGAATTAAAAAGAAATGATTTATTTAATCCAGAGTTAGGACAATTATTTGTACCTAGAAATATAGCACAAAAAATAAGAGTATTAACAGATAGTAAACCAGTATTTGGTAGTTCTTTTTTAGGTAGTTTATTTTCTGGTGCTAATGGTTATTTAAAAAAAGGTGTTACAGTTTATAATCCTTTTGGTCATATTAGAAATGCATTAGGTGTACCTCAATATGTAGCTGCTTCTGGTAACTTACAAGCTATACCAAAGTTTGCACAAAAAGTATTAACAGATAAAAAAGATTTTCAAGAATTTAAATTAATGGCAGATAGATTAGGTGTTACTGCTACTAACGTAGAGATAGGACAAATATTAGGTAGATTAGCTGATGCTAGAAAAATAGAAACTGAAGATGGTGTTGCAGGTTTTTTAGGTAGAAGATTTTTAGACTTTGCTTCTGGTGGTATGTCTTCTGTTGAGAGAACAGGTTTAGGTAAAAAGTTTTCTAGAGCAGCAGAAAGAACTTATACTGGAACAGATGATATAGGTAAGCTTATGACCTTATTAAGTGAAAGAGGTAAGGCACAGGATATTTGGAAAGGTATGACAGAGTTTGATAGAAAACTTAAAAGAAGACTATATGCAGATAACTTTGGAAAAAACTTACCTGATGTATCTTTTTTAAGTAAAACACAGGCAAAAAAAGTATTAGATAAATTTGATAATGATTTATTAATGGAAGAGGCAGCAGGTAAAACATTAAATATAATACCAGTGTATGACAGAGTACCTAAGATATTAGAAAAGATGAGAGACATACCTGTTATAGGTGCTTTTACTGCTTTTCCTGCAGAGAACTTACGTAATAAATATCAGATATTAAAACTAGGTGCAGAAGAATTAAGAGAAGGTTTTGAAACTGGTAATAAAGGTTTAATAAGAGCCGGTGGTCGTAGACTAAGACAACAAATTATGATGGCTGCAGCTCCTACTGTGGCTGCTTATACTTATAATGAAGTTATGGGTACAGATAAAGTAGAACCTGGTATTAGAAAAACACAACCAGAATGGGCTAAGTATCATGCCTTACAGATAAGACCCAAAGGTAAAGATAAAGAAGGTAATGAAACTTATGGTGTTACTGATTTATCTTATAATAATCCTGACCAATATGTTCTAGATATTATAACACCTTTAATGATGGCAGCAGCTAGTGGTGAAGATGTAACTGAGAAGTTAGATGATTTACTTCCTTATGCTGTAAAGAAAGCATATGAACCTTTCTTAGGTCTTTCAATGGCAACAGAACTAGGTTTATCATTTTTAAATTATGCTAAAGCTGATACAGAAGCTGGGGCAGTAAAGGCTTTGACAGATACTTATAAGTTAATAGAACCTGGTATATATAAATTATTAAGAGATATTGGTGGAGATGCTGCAGTAGAAGATGCATTTAATGTTTTATCATCACCATTAGGTAAAGGAGAACTTGGTACAAGAATTAGAAATTCTTTAAATCCTTCTTACTTTGGTGATACAGCTAAACTATCTAAGTCACTTACAGAACTAGGTATAGAACCTACTGGATTAGAAAGTCCTTTATCAATAGCTATGTATCCTTTTAGATTAGGATTAAAAGAACAAGATTATAAACCTAAAAAACAAATAGGTTTTGCTGTTAGTAATCTTATGAGAAATGCTAATGGTACATTAAATGCTGTATCTGGTGATATTAAAGATAGATTATCTAATCCTAATAATAATAAAAATATTAAATTAAAAAATATTATGCAAGATTATAATGAAGCAATAGAAGAACAATTTGCAGCTCAACAAGGTGTATTTGAAATGATAAATGATTTAAAAGGTTTTATGACTGATGCACAGATAAGAAAAATATTACAAGATAAAAAGATTAAATCTGCTGGTGGTTTTTCTAATAAAGAAATAAATAATTTAATGAGAGGTAAATTTACAGTACCAGTATTTAATAAACAAGGTTTGAGAGACGCAGCTAAAAATAATCCTGCTATATCTAAATATCTTAATAATATTCAAGATACATTCTTAGCATTGGAAAGAGCATATGAAGATTCAAATTTACAAACAGAAGAATTACCAGACATAAATATAGGAGACTAAGATGGCAGACATGACTATGATATGGAACGCAATATTAACTATGGCAATAGGTGGATTTCTATGGTGGATACGTTCTACTTCTGCTTCTATTGGTAAAGTTAAAGATGAACTAGCAAAGGCTAAAGAAAACATGGCACTTATGTATGCCACAAAAGAAGATGTTAAAGATGATATGACACAACTCATGCAAAGGTTTGATAGACTAGAAGGTAAGATAGATGATATGATAAGAAGGTCAGTAGGAAAATGACTACAGTATTTTTATTAATGATATATCTAGGTAGAGCACAACAAGAAAGTAATATGATGTTTGCTGATATTAATAGATGTAAATATTTTGCAGCTAGAGTAATGAGACAACCGGCCAATCCTGCAACTAAACAAAAGTATACAGCAATATGTAAGCCGGTAGAGGTAGATTTAAAAAGTAAAAATGTTAGAGTATATAGATGAAAGGATATAGATATGATAGATAAAGGTAGTGGTTCTTATCAAGATGTAGTTGCACCTAAAAAAACTGGTTTAAGTTCTTTATTAGATAAAGCAAAAGGGTTTTTACAAGAGGCAGTTCAACAACAAAGAACTCAAAATTTAGCTAAAAGAAGTTCTTATCAAGATGCTCCTTTTACAAACCCTGATATTAAAATAACACCCTCACAACTTTTAGCTGAAAGATTTCCAAAAGCTAAAAATTTTATAATCAAATATGAGTCTATTAGAAAATCTGGTAAACCATATTTAATACCATACTATGATAAAATAGGTGATGAATGGACAGTTGGTTTTGGTAGAACAATAGGTATAGATAAAGCAGAACAAAAAAAACAAGGATTATCAGATAAGCAAATTAAAGACAAGTATCGTATGTCTAATAAAGCAGTTGCAGAAAATGATATTGATAAACAAGTAGAACAAGCATATAATGCTGTAAAAAAATATGAAAAATTTTTACCAGAAGGTATGATTTTTTCAGATGAACAAATTGAAACTTTAATACCTTTTTTTCAAAACACTGGTGTTAAATCTTTAGATAAAACTAGAGCATTAGAAAATTTAAAAAAAGGTGATTTATCAAAATTTGCATTTGAAATCTTTGATGAAGATGTAGGGTTTACTAAAGCTGGACCTGAAAGTAAAAAGAAAAAAGTAACTGGTTTAGTTAATAGAAGAAAAGATGAATTAAAAATAAACCCTGGAGCATTTACATTACCTGAACCAGAGGTTAAAAAACAAATGGGAGGAATGGTAAGCAACGACCCTTACAAAAGGCAACCACGTTTTATATAATAAAAATTAAGAGGCAAACATGGACCCAATTACAGCGATAGGTATAGCTACTGCTGCATACAAAACTATTGTATCAGGATTTAAAGTAGGCAAGCAAGTAGAAAGTATGTCCAAAGATTTGGGTAGATGGATGGGTGCAATTCAAGCAGTTAAAGATG